TTATTTCTCACCTTTCGTACCAAGAATTTGTTTGATTTCTGACACTTCTTTGGATAAAGAACCAAACGCTTTTGCTTGTTCTTCGATGACTGCTTGGTTCTTTTCAATCACTTTTTGATACTTATCTTCACGCTCTTTATTTTCTTGTCGTGTCGATTCTAACAATTCTTTACTCTCCTTACGTGTGGAAAATAAAAGCCAAACAAAAAGAGCGCCAAAAGCGCCCTGTGATAGCATGACATTAAAAACTTGTTCTTCCATTGTTCTCATCCCCTGTCAAAATAATAAGAGGAACAGTTACTTGTCCCTCTTTCGTTATAAAAGCCGTATTTTATTCAAAATTAAAAACAGCTCATGGCTGCCCTATTTATTTACATGTATTTAGTTAATACTGATCTGCTGATAATGCTCCTTCTATAATTCTATTTTCTACTTCTTCCACATGTTCAATTGTTACTTCATCAGAAGCCCCTGGTCTCTTCCCAGTTAACTTTACATAATCTTCGGCACAGATAAGACTTACTTTACCGAAAAGCTCAATCTCGTAAACTCTGCCGCCTTTATTACATAAATCACATGCAGTAGCGATCCGCATACTTAGAGTTCCGTCAGGAAGTCCCCAAACTTCAACTTTTGTATCTTCCTTGATACCGCAAAATTCTAGCATATCGTTTGGAATGCTAACCGTGACCTGATTTTCACCTTTCTTCAAATCAACTACTCTACCTAAGAATGGAGACTTTTCATTGGGTGGCATGGGACGCATAAACTTATCTGGATTCATACTCATCTTCCTCTCTATGTTCTAGAAGTCATATTTGTGAAATTAACATAATTCCATCTGCCATCATGGAAATACCATCCTGTACCTAAGCTACCATTTGTATAGTGAATAGAACCTGCATTAAAACCAAAGTATCCGCCGCCTACGTTAATCCCATTACATTCGATTGATTGTGTCGTTGCAACAGGATCTTTTGATTCAATGCGGAATCTATTTTCATTGTTGTAAATGTGACCGATGTAACTTCTACGTTCTCCACCGCCACGGGGATAAAAACTGAGTCCCGCACGATCATTTCCCACGAGTGCCATCATTTCGCCATTGCTTATGATTTCAAGTGGCGCATTCATATAATTCCATTTGTTCACATGATTGTGATAAATAACATTATCTTTTGTACCTAGTGCAATTGTAGAAAAAGGCAGTGTTCCATTTACGAGTTGTCCATGTGTTGTATCCCAGTTATAAACGGAAGGAACGTCACCTTCCACCAACTGAACACCTGATACAGCAATTGCTTGCATATTATTTAAGAGCCCCTCGCCAAATAAATCAATATAAACATAACCATTTCCTTCTACATAGTTACTCGGCACAGTGAAGGTTAAAGCGTATCTTACTATTTTCCCAGTTTGAATGCTTGGTGCATCGTAAGTTTTTGATGCTCGTCCAAGCTCCACGGGAGTGTCACCGTTATATTTACCGAATACCGCTCTCATGATTGGCTTGTTTGTAATGTTTACACGATTATCATTGGTAGTTGCTCTGAAATGTGCTGACAACGTATATTTCTTGCCAGGCTTTACACCATCAAATAATGTGAACCGAATCCAATTTGATAAATCTATCCGCATCGGATTAACCATTGGCTCATAATTATTAACCACTGGTTTCTCAATATATGGACTAGACATAATTGTCCATGTAGGACTGTATTCGATCTTCAAAAAATTATTATTAACAGTAGTAAAAGAAATGTGTGAAAAGTCATGATCTGGAATGAGATTCTTCCTTGGTGTTACTGAAAATTTCTGCCCACGCTCATCTTCAAAAAAGAAGTCAGCCATTTTTGCTGTAATACCATTTTTATCAATCGTAACTTTTCCATTTTCGATTTTAATTACATCTGCATTAATGCCTGTTGCAGTGAGCCATTTTACAATGGTATCAGCGTTAATCTCTAACTTAGCAACATCGATTTGAATCTTTTCAGCTGTTTGGTTAATAGCTGAGATAATATCGCCTTTTTTTACGGTACTAAGAATATTCTTTTCAGTAACTTGAACGCGACCTTCCATTTCTTTCACATAAGCATTTGTAGCAAATTGTCCGTTCGCTTGATCTTTTGTATATACCTCTGTCTTTTTTGCTGCGAAATCGATACCCTTTTCATTGATAGAAAGACGATTATCAATTTGAGTCACTTTCTGATCGAATTGTTCTGTAGCTACTTTATCAGCAATCTCTTCAATCATTTTGTCTTTATCTACAATATCAACTGGATTCTCCATAAATGATGATGGTTTCTCACCAATTTGCAGCATGGGTTGCGCCATCCATAGACGGCCATTTTTACGGGCCCAAAACAGCACTTTAACTTTCTTTGTACCTTCCACTAATAGTCCTGCTACATGTGTACGAATCCATGTTCCTTGTGCAATAGTTATTTCTTGTAAGTAATTTTTAATCATTTTATTGTTTACATCGTAACATTGAAGCTCGATAGCAGCTCCGGCATCTATACTAGCTTTGTTATCTGTATAAAAGTAAGCAGAGAAAACATAATTCCATCCAGGCCCAGCGTTTATATAATCGTGTGATGCTCCTTTATACACACTGCTTGCATTACCTGTAGTAATAACACTAAGTGAATTGCACCCCTTATAAGTGACTTGTGTATCTCTTGCTGCGTTTGAAGTTAATTGCCAATATTTCGTATCGTTCTTCCACAAGACATTGCGTAAAACAGTTTGGTTACCAATTCCACCAACATAGTCTTCTACTTGCTTAATTTCTACTTTAGCTTTAATTTCTTGCGCTTGCTGCTCTATCTTTGCGTTAGCATCAGTAATCTGTTTACCTTGTGTTGTTTGTATTTCTTGTAACTTACTAACGTTTTGAGAAATACCTTCAGCGTTCTTCTCTACTGCTGTTACACGCTTATCAAATCCACCCTGATTATTTTCTACTTTTGTTACTGTTTCTTTGATTCCATCCACACTTTTTCAATCTCGGTTGTTTTCTTGGTGAATTCATCATTTGTTACTTGATCTTCTGGTGCTGGTGTCCACCCAGTGGCTTTGTTCCCCTTTTCGAGTTTAAAGTTTTGAATAATGATTTTCGTTGTTTTAGCATCAATTCCCCAAAATTCTATTCTTGCTTGTCCAGCGTTACTAGAAATCTCTTGAATTTTAGTTGTGTAAGTAACCCTTTGGAAATCTTTATTTATACCTGTAAATACTTTTTGAGCAAAAGTATATTTTGGAGAACCGTTAGCACCATAAAATTGAATCCTTCCCTCAGTGTTATCACTCGTGATAATTTTCACTTCGAAACTGAAGGTAACAGTTTGCTCAACTAATGTACTAAACAATGGATTTAAGTCATATTTAAATATTCCATACGCTGAATTTGAAGCTACTTGTGTTGTTTCCCAATATTTCGTGTCGGATAGTAAATTACGCACTCCTATTTCTTGCTCATCAAATTTCTTTTCTACACTTGTTAACTTCTCACTAATCTTTCCAGCTTGCTCCGTAATTTCAGTTGTTACTTTTTTGAAGTCTGGTAGAGTGACTTGATCTTCGGGTGCAGGAAACCATGCAGCAGGTTTTATATTACCTTTCACAAGAACTAAATCTTTTACTGTGACAGAAAAATCTACGTTTTTTAATTCTGCAAGCGAATATATCCTAAATGCTGATGCTCCGCTTTCAGATGCTTTAAATGTATGAGAGTAGTATGTTCCTGTATTATTAACGTCTAGTATACGAGTACCACTATCACTTTGCTCGCTACCGACTGAAATCTTTCCAGCTTTGTTAGCTTTAAGAAATACGAACCATGTATACTCTTCATTCGGTGTTAATTTAACTGTGTGTGGAGTATAGAAACCATTTGACCAATTATCAACAAACTTAATTGTTGCAGCCTTCTTTGTGCCGGACAAAACATCATCAATAATTGTTAATGTTGGTTTTTGGTTTGTTGGGTGAGCCGAAGCTACATATTGACCCCATCCATTTATTCCATCTGCAAATGAACCGTTTTTCTGAAAGTTTCTTGAACCCGATTCAAAACTATTTATTGTTTCTTGCACAGAGGAAATCGTCTTTTTCGTACCTTCCACTGTTTGCTCGACTATATTTAATTTATTGCTGATATCAGTATCTTTTTTAGTTAACGATTCAATAGATAATTTAAACCCGTTAGAATCCTGCTCAAACTTTGTTACCTTCTTATCAATTTCACCCTGTTTATTTTGCACATCAGAAATGGTACGACTAACACCTTGTAAACTTTCTTTTACTTCATTAAATTGCCCTGTTGCTTGTTTTTGCGCTTCTTGAACCTTTTGATTTAATTCGCTTTTTGTGGTCTCGATATCTTTGCTCACCTGTTCCAATGTTTCCTTCTTAACAGATTCTACATCAGGAACAACAGAATCCCATTTACCATCCTTCCACAATTTCAGAACACCAGGCTTGCCTTTACTGATATCCTGCCACAAAGTTTTTCTATCTTTTAAGTTTTCTGTTGGTGGATTTACGCCTTCAATAATATCAACGGTATTGTTCTTCAAGTTTTCAGCCACTTGTTCAGCAATTTTCTTTGCTGCTTCTGATTCTTTTCGAATGACTTCTGTTTCTTTTACGTTTTCTTGAAGCTTTTTCTCTAACGTATCTAGTAATTCTTTAGATGCTTTATTTGATAAGCTACCCATGATTTGTGCGTATAACCTATCGATAAGGCTTCGTGTATCTTTAATTTCACGATAATTACCAAAGATATATTTATCTTTCGATGGATCTGTGTCACATTCATCTGCTGCTATTAACCTAGCTTCTAAGAAAAGTGGTGGACTAAATCCTGTATCTTTTATTCGTACTGTATCGCCTTTACGAACCGCTTCATGAGATAAACCAAACACTTTTTCAAGTGCAACTGCATCAACTTCATACAAAGTAGAACTATCATTTCGTTTCTTTAATTCTGCTTCGGTTAATTGTTTAAGTCGTTCCTTCGTCATATCTTGATCTTCTGTTTGCGGTGAATAAATATCGAATAAATGCTTACCATCTTTTGACCAACGTTGTAGAGCGTCATTATTTCCTACATAAAGTTTGCCATTGTTTATTTCTTCAAATGTTAGGAATTCACCAGTTTCACTATTTTGTGGACCAACACCCACAAGAGCAGTTACTACATCTTGGCTACTCTCAATACGTCGAATACCTTGTACATCTTTTCCTAGTGAAAACTCTTTCCCATTGTCACGGCCAACCTTTTTTACTAAATCTACATAACGTCCGACAATAAAAGATCCCAGTATTTCTGTTCTAAAACGAATTTCAATTTCAAAAGTAGATGCGATTTGTTTTAAAAAATCAAGTGGATTTGTGAAATCCTTAATGTGAATAGTCCGTACACCACTATACTCAGTATCCCCGCGTTTCCATTCTGTACCTTGTAAAGCAAAGTCCATAGATTCGTTGACTGTAGTAGCTTGCAAAGTTTGCGGTTTAATTACGGTCGCTTTCTTTAGCTTTGTATGTTCACCAAGGGCGTGAATTTTTTTAGAACGGTCTGTTGCATCTTGCTCTACTTCTGTAATAATGTATGAAACAAAAGTACCGTCACGAGTTTGTTTAACGACAAGGTTCTGTTGTATAAGTGATGCCGCTATCTTTGTACCATCAGCTGTTGTGAACTCAAATTTATCTTTGTTATCTTTAAGCTCCCATTGGCGTAAATCATCCCAATAATCCTGTTCTTTGATAACACCTATGATTTGTTCTGTTTTAAAATCCACAATGTGTAATAGATTATTTCCTTTACTCATCTGTAACGCTCCCTATATGTGACATCTACTTGTCCAATGTTATTTGGGAATATTTCGATTTCATTCTTTCCTTTTTCAATACGTATATAGTCACTCATAAAATCCTTTATATTTATCGCATCTGCTCCGTTAATACGAATACTTGCATCCGATGAATCGATTTCTACAAGATCTCCTTTTTGAACAATATAAGGTTTTTGACGTTCTGTATTGCTGTTTACCTTTTGCACTTTAATATCGTGTACAGCTGCAATTAATGATGGTGCATCATTAAACGAACATATATGCACAACAATTTGAGCTACCTTTTTCATAAAGCTATTGCCCGTATCCCACCATTGGGCAAATTTTTCTGTATGGTAATTTCCTTTTTCATCGATTAAAGCAATATCACCTTGCCAATAATTTCCCACTCGCGCAATGTGTAGACGACCATAAAAATCATTCCATGTTGTACGATAATAACCAGTTTCTGCTATAATCAGATGATTATAGTCACCGTTTCCCGCCATAACTTCACCAAAATTCTCACTAGAATTTCTATATGCATCAAACATACCTACTTTTCCAACTACAACGCTGTTTTCATCTAATAAATAAAGTTCTACACGTCCCATAGTTGCAGGGTTTAAGTTTCGACATTCAACTATTGCATCAAGTGTGAAATCTTGTAGCGGTCCACCTGTAATGCTTCTTTTCACTGCTGGTCCGTGCCAAAATTGCCCTTGACCGTAATCAGATGGCATGATACGTGCGCCATCCGCTATCATTTTTCCTGCTACAATTCCGTAATCAGAAACAAAATCTTTCCCCACTTCCGTCCAACCCACTAGGGAATTTGCCTTATCATGCATAACCAATTCATACCGACTTATTGGTGTTTCATCTACCTTAACGGGGTATCCTATACGAAAATGCTGATTTCCATTTTTATTTATAATATCGATGAATGTGGACGGATTCTCGACCTGTATCTTGAATTTCGGTTCTGAAAATACACTTCCCTCATTCAAAGCATCCATTTTAATCATATTATTTGGTTCTAATTTTGCTTTTTCGTTTCGAATTGGTCCTAATTTATATGGCATTGGGCAAATAAATGTAATCGTTCCTATTCCAAGTGTTACAAATTCATCCGGATCAAAGCTATCATCCACAATTGCTAAATAGGTTCTATTTGGTTCTACATCAAAAATAAGTTCTGTTGGTTGATCTGTTATGAGCCAACTTGCAATTTCTTCTTTTAACTTTTCTAAGTTAGATCCATCAGGCACTATAATTCCTACCGGAATAGATAAAACGCGCATTTCTGTTTGTGTGTTTAACAATCTTGCGCCTGGATATCCTGGAACGTTTAGAAAATTTCGTTTCAATGGTGCCCAAGTAGGTCTTTTCCATCCTTTCGCGATTTGAATAAAGTCTTTACGTATTTTGTTAAATGTAAAAGCACTCATGTTGACACCTCATTCCTTTATAAAATAAAGAAACCCAACCCTAAAAGGCTGAGTCTCTTTGTTTTTCTCTTTCTTGGTACTCGGTTGTATATCGATACGTACCACGTGCCACATCTCGGCCCTCTATAACAACAGGAACTTCAACAACCAAATCACCACCAAGCATCGGAATTGCTCCGTCACCAGATGATCCAAGTGAGTTATTAAATACTTGATTTGATACACTGCTTGTCATGGCTTGTCTACTATTTGACATACTTCCATACACACCACTCATTACACTCTTTAGCCCTGATAGCTGTCCCATAGAACTAGCCATCATCCGACTCATATCACCCATTAATTGATTCATAGTTCCAGTAATACCAAGCGACCTCTCTTTTGAAGATAGCGGAGTAACTGTAATCGAATTACCTTTTTTCGTGAACATCTCAGGTCCTTTTTCTCCAGTAATAAAGGAGCCATCTCCTACAGGCTTTCCGCCTTTCGCAAGCATTGGAACATGCGGAATAGTCGGAGCACTAACACCTGGTATATTATTTAATAATTCTGCTGGTGTGTTAAAACCGTCTATGAACTTATTTATGATACGAATAATTCCATTAATCGCTGTTTTAATGCCGCTTTTAATTCCATCCCATACACCTAATACTGCGGATTTCATGCCCTCAAAAGCTCCACTAACAGCATTTGTTACCCAACGAACAGGAGTCATAATTGCATCTTTCAGTCCATTCCAGACAGAAGATGCGGTTGACTTTATACCTTCCCAAATATTTGAAAGTGTTGATTTAATACCATTCCAAATACTACTACTTGTACTACTAATCATATTCCATACAGTTGAAATAGCTTCTTTGATGTTATTAAATACAGAACTTGCTGTGGAAACAATTGAGTTCCATAAACTAGAAAGGAAGCTTTTAATCGTATTCCATACTGCACTTGTTGTGGAGCTAATCGTGTTCCATGTATTTACAATCCAGTCTTTTATTGAAGTGAATATTGGTATTACAAAAGCAACTAACCCATTCCAACATGCTTGTAAGAAATTCTTAACTGCATTCCATACAGCGATTGTTGCTGAACTGATTGTATCCCACACAGTAATGATCCAAGACTTGATTTGTTCAAAAATTGGCATAACAAATGCTACAAGCCCATTCCAACAGGAAACTAAGAAATTCTTAATCGTTTCCCATACAAAACTTGTAGTAGAACTAATGGTATTCCAACATTCAGAAATGAAATTCTTGATACTTTCAAATATCGGAGTAGCAAAGTATAAAATAGCTGTCCAAATCGCCTGTAAATATTGTGTAATGAAATTCCATACCGTTTGAATCACTGTTGAAATGCCATTCCAAATCATTGCAAAGAAATCAGCTATCCCTTGTAAAATCGGTGTGAGAAAAGCAACTAATCCATTCCAGGTGCTAATGAAAAACTCACTAATCGCTGTCCAAACTTCAGAAGTAGTTTGGCTGATACTATTCCAAACTTCTGATAATGTTTCAACTACCCCATCCCAAATACCAGTCAAATACTCAACAATTGAATTCCATGTTTCCGTAGTAGTTTCAACAATCGAATTCCATGTTTCAGATAAGGACTCCGTTATTCCATTCCATAGTTCTACTAAAAACTCTTTAATTGAATTCCATACAGAAGCTGTAGATTCACTAATACTATTCCATGTTTCACTTGCCCATTGTACAATCCCGTTCCATATCCCTACTAAAAACTCTCCAATTGCATTCCAAGCATCAATGGTCCATTGTCTGATATCATCCCAATTTTTATAAATCGCAACGCCTAAAGCAACAACAGCTGCTACAATTATTGGAATAAGAGCAATCCATCCTGTCATCGCCAATCCTATACTCGATATGACGACGACTATTGGCGCTAAAGCCATAAATGCCCCCGAAATTACACCAATAGCAACTGCAATAGCTGCCAGTGTAGCTGCTAATTCTGGATTATTGGAGATCCATTCTGCAAATTTAGAAACAAGATCTGCTACCACTAATAAAACAGGTTCAAGAGCCATCTTTAAATCTTCCATGGCTTTTTGAAATTTAACAGCTGGACTTGCATCTATTTTAGAAGTTGCTCCATGTAAATCTTCTACTCCTTTTTTTAAATCCACTTGCTTACCTTCAGCCTTTAGAATCGTATCAATAATTTTCTTTCCTTGGTCTTCCCAAAGAGTCCCGAACATTTTCGTCCCAAGCTTGTTTCTATCCGTTGCATTTTCAACACCAGCTAGAGCTTTAGTTGCTTCAAGCATAGCCTTTTGTCCACCCTCGCCACCTTTGGCGATAGCTTGACCCCAATTTTGGAACTGATCTGCCGAAATCTTTGTTTTATCTAAAACCTCTTGCATAGATTTATCAACACCGGCACCAAACTCAGCCATTTTAATACGACCTTCTTTAACGCCATCCAATAGGTTGTCTATATTCCAGCTTTTCGTGTCTACACCAGCTGACATAATTCCTTGAACCTCTTTAGCTGTAAAGCCAGCTTGAACCATTTGGTCACCGTATTCAGCAATAATGTCTAATTGTTCAGGTGGAAAACCTGTTTTTAATAACGTGTTAACTAATCCTAAAGCCTCTTCATTAGTAATCCCTAATGTTGCACCAATTTCATTGGTTTCCTGTATAAGTTCGTTAAAATCAATACCAGCATAACTTGCCGCAATCGTTGCCGCTCCTTTAACTACAGCAGCATTCGTTTCATCAGAAGCATCCTTATTCAGTGCCCATTGTTTTCGAACACCCTCTAAGGCTTCTTCTGCATCCACACCATAAGTAGTTACGCCCCTTACAGCTTCTTCTACTGATTTTTTCGAAGACTCCGGAACATCAAAAGTGATATCAATCTTTGTTTTTAATTTAGACATGTCCATTGCCTGCTCAACTGCACTCGCAATACCGCCACCAGCTGTCATACCACCAATGACATTTTCTAATCCAACCTTTAAACCTTCAAACTTCTTCTCTGTTCTATCAGCTTCTTGTTGTAAGTCTCGTAACTCATTCCGTACCTGTTGTATGGAGTTTCCAGCATCCACAGATCGGAGAGCACGTTGTAACTTCTCAATATCAGTTCCAGCTCCTAATGCTTCTCGACCGATAAGACCAATTGCTTGTTCTAACTGCCGACTTGTAGCTGATCCACTTTTAATTGCATTTACAAGACGATTACCTAATGCTCCTGCAAAGTCATCAACACTTTTTCCTGTAGCACTAAATAAGGTTTCTAATTGCCTAGTGGAGCTTGCTACACTTTCTTGCTCAGCTTTCATGTTTCCAAGCTTATTTTTCAACCCATCAAGTGATCCTTGTGTAAATTCAATTTCACGCCTAAACGAACGATACTGTTCTTCTGAAATTTTCCCGTTTTGAAATTGCTCTTGAACTTGCTGTTCCGCTGCCTTCAATTTATCTAACTTTTGTGTTGTGTTATCAATTTGTTGTGTAAGTAACTGTTGCTTTTGGGCTAACGCTTCAATATTACCCGGATTGAATTTCAACAATCGTTCAACATCTTTCAACTCTTTAGCCAAAGAATCGCTTTGTTTATTAACATCTTTCAAAGCATTTTGAAGACCTGTAGTTTCTCCGTCAATAGAGATAGTAATCCCTTTAATTCTTCCTCCTGCCATATGTTCACCCCTCTTCCTTAGAAAGCATTAAAGTCTTTTTGAGTTGCTTTTCTTACTTTTTCTTTCTTTGGATTTTCCATCTCAGCGAATTCAGCAATATAATCAAAACAATCACCAATCGTCATTTCTTCTAAATCACCATGTGATAATTTTGCTTTATAACAAAGAGCAAGGAACGTATCGGTTGTTAACTCTTCATCACCGAAAGTCCCTTGCTCTTCATTATTTTTCTTTATTTTTTTTTTGCTCCCATCGTACTTTGTATCAGATCCATGATTTCTGGAATAATTTCAGAAATAGGGAATTCATCAAATCCATCTAGCCATGTAATCGGATCAGCGATTTCAGGGTTTGCTGTTTTTGCATATAACCAAACTAGATCATAAATAACTTCAAAATCTACTTTACTTAAATCAGCATTTGCTAAATCAATAGTAGGCTGTGAACCATCTTGAGGTGTGATTGGTGAAATGATTCCTAATCCAAACATATCCGCAAATAAATCACGTCTAAATTGTGCCTTGTACTTTTTAACTGTTGCCGCTGTACTTTTTAATCGAACTTGTTTTCCATCTATAGTAATTGTCTTTTCCATTTATAATTACGCTCCTTTTGGTGCTGCCGGTGTTTTTACATATACTTTTTTGTACCAGTCGTTATAAATTGCTTGTGTTGTTTTAGCAGTCGTTTTCGTTTTAACCATTGGTCTTCCACCAGGTACTAAAACAATTGGGCTAGAAACAAACTTCAATTCATTTGTATTTGGTTCAGCAGAACTTGTTTTTGTTTTAGATGCAAGTGTTGGACGACTCGCTGAACAGTTATACATAACATGTCGAGTTGCATTGACATCACCATCAAACTCAAATAATAATGCGAATGGTTTTCCTTTTGCATCAGCCAATTCATTTAATACACCATCTGTTTCGTCTAATTCCTCACCAAGTGCATCAATAGCAAATTTTTCTGGGATAGTAGCAATACTTAATGTTCCATCGTAACCCTGATTATTACTTGCCGCGTAATAAAGCATGTCATCTGCATAGAATTCAATTAAATCACCTCGTGGCTCAAAAGTTAGTTCGACTCCACCAGGTAATGGAATTGGCGTCCCAAATGTAACTAAGAAATCCTTACTATCAAATGGCACGTAATGTACATTTTTCAAACCGAATGTTACCTTGTTTTCATTCATTTACAACAACCTCGTTTCATATGTTTTTTGAAATAATTTCTCAGATTCAATAAAAATCCCATACGAGTCATACGGTATTTCATGATCGTCTAAGACCTTTTCAAGCTTGGCTTCTGCAACCAAGTCCTTTTTTGTGGTATAAAGCTCTATATTTAAATCATTTATTTTGTGATAGACCTTGTTATCAGCCATGAGATTGGCTGAACCATCCACAAGGAAACAAATATAAGGTGGCGCTGGAACTGGAGTGGTTGGCGTTGCTGTGAAATGCGAATAAGCCACAGGATAGCCTGTAGCTTCAAGGATTTTTGTTAATTCACCTAATGTCATTGCCCGACCGCCCTTTCAATACGTTTTGGCAATTCATCAATTACATACTCTTCAACTGGACGAATATGAACTTGTGCTGGAACTCGACCACCACCGACTTTCGCATGTCCCTTTTCTAAAAGATGCGTTAATTGTCCTTGTGTATTGTGGAGGACAACGCCATTACCTTCTTTTTTCTTACGCCATCCTTTACGATAAGTACCTGTTTTTTTAGGGCTACCTTGCTTTAACTTACCGACAGCAATATCTCCTACTTCATCAATTTCATTTTCTAACTTTTCTTCCACAACATTCGCATATCTTTGTAATTCTCTAGCAATCTCACTCGCAAAATCGTTCATATTAAGTATGCTCCTTTGCGATAATAGTCAATGTTTGATACATTTCATCATCATTCATTGGCGGTTCGATAATATCAAAGATACGACCCTTCATTTTAATTCTCATTAATTCTGTAATATCTGTTGTATAAGGAATTACAAACCGGTAAATTCGTGTAGACTGTGAAGCTGATGCTTCAATGTACTCGGAACCTTTCATCGTTTTTATCATTGACCAGGCTTTCTTTAATTCTTGCCAAGAGGTTTCGATTACTTGATTTAATTCATCTTTTATTACTACAGGTTGTTCAATAATAATACGATTTCTAAAATCACCTGTATTTAGTGGCTTTCTATACTGAAAAGGACGCATATTAATCACCACCCAATTTTATTTCTTCTAAAGCTTTTGCGATGCCAAAACTATTAATTTCAGTTAAAAAGTTCTTAGAAAAATACTCAAGTGCATCATTATAAACATAACGAGAACGCTCAAATACTAATTCTTTGAACGTCTCATCTTCGTTTATGTCATACGCTCCACAATCTTTTATTAAAGCTTTTGTGGATGCAGAAAGGATGCGCTTTAGGTTATCATCTTCCTCATCCCCAAAATGCATCCTATCTTTAAATTGCTGTAATATTTCATTTGAGATTACTATTTCCATTTACATCACCCTTGTGTCGGTGGCGTTACTTCTTCAAGTTTCAATGTATAAACTTGTGAAGTGTACTTATCCTTCGGTTTACCTGTCGCATATTGTTTAGCAATATAAAGTGTTGCATCCTCTAAAGCTAGTGTTTCTTCATACTTTTTAATTGGCTCTGTTCCACCCATTGCTGCAATATACTCTCCTTTAACAAAGAACAACACCTTACCTTGAGGTACAAACACTGATTCTGTAGGAGTTGGATTAAAAGGTAAGCTCGTTACATACACCCCGGTTGCATTTTGAATCGTTGAATTCGCTTGAATATCAAATGTATCAAATGGATTTGTTACCATAACTACTTTCCCAGCGATATTCTTTGGTCTATCTGCATCTGAACCATCAGCATTTAACTTCTTAGCTAGTAACTTAACAACACCTTTTAGTTCATTGATTGTTTTGCGACCAGGCTCGAACGTTAAAGTACCAGCCGCTTTTTTATCTGGATATACTCCGCCAACAACACTTCCACTTGGATCTTTTAACAATCCGATAGGTTCATCTTTACCTGTACCAATTACGAATCCACGCTCTAAACCTACTGACATAGCTTCTGAAATCATTGTACGAACATAGCGTTCTACCCACACTGGACCAAGCTTAAGCATGTCATTTGCCAACGGAATAAACGCTGTTAATTTAAGTTGAGCAATTGACTCTTTTCGGAATGCGGCATTTAGTTGCCCTTTAATGTCACCGAATAATGGTCCCCATACAGCTGCGCCTTCTGGATCTCCATAAATAAACTCTGTCACAGCTCCTAAATTCTCTAATCCAATATGTCCTAGTAACGGATGGCTTTGAACTAAGTCATCAAAAATTCGTTCTTGTGTTGTTTTAGGTAATGTTTCAGTGGACTTAAAACCACCTTCTTCAACAACAGCATTAAAGAACTTCATTTCTTCGCTTGTTAATACATTAGCGCCTCGAGATTGCATAATAGAACGATCTACCATTGATTCATTTACTTGATTTAAAATATCAGCTCGTACATCTGTAGCAAGTGCTTCAATCATGGAGTTTAATGCTACTGATTGTTCTTCTGCTGTACCTTCCTGTGTTGCTTTCGCAAATGCTAGTTTCTTCTCTTCAAAATTATTAAATTTAATCACCATATTTTATTTTCCTCCTAAAGTTAAAAAGAGCGTACTCAGATTCTGTTTTGTATTAACAGGCTCTTGAATAGGCTCTTTTGGATTTGTATTTGTTTGTAAATCATTCAGAATTTCATTTTTTAGCCCTAATAGTGCAGTGCTTAAATCTTCTTTTGTAATTCCTTGGCCTTTGTTCAGTGTTCCATTTCTAAAGCCATCGATTACTTTCTGTGGAAGCATGGCCGCAGTAGCAGTTGAAGCTGTCATTTTAACTGGATTATCCATAAACATAATTTCATCCACAAAATTATTTTCTAATGCTTGTTGTGGACCCATCCAAGTTTCTTCAGCCATCATATTAAGTAGTTCCTCTTCTGATTTACCACTTTTTATGACATAGGAATTTACAATTGCTCGATCTGTTATTTTTAACATTTCAGCCGCCTGTTCCATGTCACGATGATCTCCACCATGCCACTTAGCAGCATTGTGAATCATGATTTTTGCTGTTGGAGAAATTCGAACTTTATCACCAGCCATAGCAATTACAGAAGCTGCACTTGCCGCTAGTCCAACAATCTGCACCTCCACATGACCTGAATAATTTTTTAATGTCGTATAAATCTCTGACCCTTCATCTACATAACCACCCGGACTATTAATTGAAACAATTAAGTCCTCGCCATTCGCATTATCAAGTGCTTTCGAAATTTTGCCCGGGTTTGTTGCATCCATTTCAAACCAATCATAAATCCATGCTTCATCATTTGAAATAATTGGCCCTTTCACGTCAATTTTCACCGTCATTTTCTTTCTCACCTCCTTCAGATTCATCTAATTTTGTATAGTTTTTCGTAATGTGGTGGATATTTAGATTTGGATCATCAGATTCTTCATAATCTACTTCTGATCGAATTTCATTTCCTGTAAATGCACTTGAAGAAATGAGTTTATCAATACTTGTCGCAAGGTCAAATATACTTTGATAGGAAACAGCCTTAACTTCAATTTTTTGTCCCAAAAGATATTCACTCATTTCAAAGAATTTAACGTTCGCTTCATCAGATAGTTTTTTTAATAATGGCCGTACTGTGAAAAGCATATAATTTTTTGTCTGCTTTTCTACATCAGCCATTTCTCCGTATATCAAAGCTATAGGAATGCCAATTGCCATAGCTACTTGATTTAAGAAACCACTTGTTACTTTATTAATCTCTTCCACACTTGGACCATTCGCAACTCCATTGTATATCTCGTTGTAATTAATCCCCTTTTGTTGCGGAACAATAGCAATATCCTTATTACCAAACGCTTGATACATATCATCAATAAACTTTTGTAATTTCGCTATGGTCTCTTCGGTTTTAGAACCTGTCATTTCCATGTCAACTGTTCCACGAACTTGATTTTTACGTTTTTGAGAGTTTAATATCCTACCGAATAAATCACCATAGTCTGCAAATAACCCATCAATAAGTGGGGATAATTTATCATTTCGATACTTCAAATGAATAACTTCGCTTTGCTTAAAACTTCTCTTAAACGTATAATCTTTTACCCTTACATCAGTAAAAGTATCTTCAAATACAGTATACTCATTATGTTGAAAACCATCTGCAATAAGTAAATCACCATCATCTGCTTGTATAACTAAACACTCATTATCATAAATAAGTTTGCGGACAAATTTTTCCCAAAAGGTACTTGCGGTCATATTCTTATTTGGCCTTACGTTTAATCGATAATAAAGCTCATCCTTCTTAAATGCTTTACCATTTCTCACTCTAAATTCAGATTGACTAATTGTCCTTCCTAAAAATGAGACACATGTATCAATCGCCAAACGTTTCATATGAAGTCTGTTTGCTGTATCAGCAATCAAATCCAGATCAACCATAAATTCTAATTCTTTATTTCTTTTAAATACTGAACCTAAGCCTAACCATCCAATGATTATCACCCTCTTTTAAAAATTCAACGCATTCAGCAAGTCTAATGCTGCACCAACATCTTTTTCTCTTACATCATCTGCTCGATACATAGCATGCACAAATGCTTGGAATCCATCTGTTTTCCTACGAACTGGCTCTTTCTTTTCATATATTTTATTTCCATCTTTTTTAATAACAACGAGTACATTATTGGTATACCAACGCATTAACGGATTATCACCAAAAATAATCTGACGATGTGCAAATGCAACTTCAATTCTAGGGGCAAGCAATCCATGAATAGCTTTCGGATTCCTAATTACTTCAACCTCAAACCCAGCATCCTCAAAAAGTGTTCGTAGCAAATCTGCCCGATAATTATCCATTATGATTTTCTTAATATTATAGTGATTTCGCATTTCAACAAACCAAGCAACTATAGTATTAGGGTCAATTGTTTCTCCTTCTACGACTGTCAGAAGACCTTGCTCTTCCCATTCTCGGATTGGCGCAAACTTCTTCTTACCAGCCATTTCAGCATCCTGTTTTTTCGAATAACTGTAATATTTATCAACAAATTCTTTTCTAGCATACGAATGAGATTTCCATATATAATCCCCATTACCTCTAAACAGCAATCCACATGCTGCAAAATCACGAATCATTGCATAATCAAGCGCACCAATACATTCATGACCACGTAAATCTGGTATTTCACGATCTGTTGCTGCAATCTCTTCCCATTTTGCAACAGACCTTTCTAAATCTGTAACAGGCAAATTCATACGCTTTGTCATGAACTCTTCTCTGTTACTAGGGTCGTCCTCTAAATCTTCATATTCTTCTTTTATTGTTTCAAATAGTCCTTCGGCATACTCACCTAATGGTTTTGACAGCATAGGATTAGCAAGTTCCCAATTATCAATATCATCAACTTGACTTTCATCATTTAGTTTACAAATGAATGGAAAAACTGCATTAGGACGAGCTTCGCCATTTAAAACCTTCATTGCTTTTTCTTTTAACTTATCTAAAAATCCATCTCGTACATATCCATCTGTACCAATATAAAACTCACGTGGATTTTTCTTTTTCCCCAAACCACTGATATGAACACGAACATCTTTATTACTTTCATATTGATGTATTTCATCAAACACAACGGCACCATCACGCAAACCATCTTTTGTTTCTCCATTTGAAGTTCTGTACTTCAATATACTTTTCGTAACCTTAGAAGTAGTTTGAGTCTCTGTTGCTTTAAATCCTTGCTTTAAAATTTCATATTTACGAACAGTGTCTTTCACTTCATCAGGACTTGTCTTTGCTTGATCTTCACTATTCGCAACAACTGAAATATTATATTTAGGAATACCATGCAATTCACTAATTAAAAAATGAGTAATGACGGATATTAAACCGTTTTTTCCACCACCACGCCCTAACATCCACAAGAATTTCCGGTAAAAAATACGGTCATTTTTCTTATAAAATAAGAAAACGAATGCTATTAAGAATTTTTGAAATGACTGTAATGGAAAATACCACTTTTCCCCAAAGCGAATACACTTCTCAATCATTTCATCATCAAAATACAAATCGTCTCTGTTCAAAATATATTTTTCTAGATATTCAATTAGCAGTTCTCTTTCTTTGTTGAACTTTATCTTTCCAGATTCGTAGAACCGTATATATTCTTCCACATATTTTTGCTTAATCATATTAGATCACTTGAATCATATCCAGACTTGGAACCACCAACTTTAGGAACAAGCTTTATATCTCTTCCCAAAGCAATTAATGAACTGTTAATTTTATTCCTCTCACTTATAAGAGGGTGGGCTTTTACAAAAACTTGAGAACCGTTTTTTATTGTTACAGACTCTCCTTCTTTGTTAATCGTTTTATTTATTTTCCTAAATGCTTTTACAAGATCAATGTACCTTTCTACTTTTTCAACTTCGACTAAATCTGTAATATCAATACTATTCATGAGTTGTTCTTTTAACCTCACAATACTAACAGCCATCTACCCACCCCCCTTACGTGCGTAAAATTGAAAAAAACCTGACAGTTAACCCCCTCCTCCGGTGCCCCTTAGACGAAAAAAGAGTGAAATATTTTAGGGGGGAGGTTGTTTCTGAATCATTATTACCACTTTTCATCGTGTTCCCATTTATTCAGTTTCTTTTTGAATGTTCTACCATGTTCTTTGTTATGACAATCCACACAAACGGTTTCAAGGTTGTCTATGTCTAATGCAAGATTAGGATGATGTTCTAGTTCTTTTATATGATGGACAACGAGCTGTATCTTCTTACGCTTTGCACTCTCACTATACTCATTGGTATCAGTTTGTACTCGACCGTTACGTTTACATTCCTGGCACTCATAATTGTCACGCTTCTTGACTTGTTCACGTATACTCTTCCATTCACCACTGTCATAGAACTTACGCTTCTGTTGTTTGGTTTTATACTCTTTCATTTGTCTTTACCAAACGCTTTTGATTCCCTCTATCTCTTTCCAGCAAATCTTTTATTGGTGTTTTCATGAGATATTCCATTGAGTAAAGCATGTGTTTCTCTCCGTACAGTTTGTAATACTTGAATCGATTAACATCAACCCCTGCCTTCTTGTATGCTTTCTCATGAGGTTTAAGGTATTTGATATGTGCTTTCTTATCAATAGGTATAAGACCAAGCGTAGCAATCTTACCGTTTAAAACGCTGTCCATTTATCCTCACTCCTTACTCACTAGGAATTCATCAATCGCTTTATCCAGTACATTTATAAGTGCTTCTCGTACTTGCTTCGGTGTCATATCATCATTCATTTCATTATGTAAAGCTACAGCCTTTTCTAATTTCTGCGGATCGATGTGTTGCTTAACTAATTCCAACCCAATAACATTGTTGATTAAATGGCCGACAATAACTGTCTGTTCTTGTTTATTTAGTTTCATTTATCTCACTCCCTTTAATTACGCGAACTTGGATTGAATCGGCTGTATGATTAACTACAGATTCTTTGACTATTTCTCGAACATGAGTTATATCAGCTTTCGTTGCTAACGCTTCTTCTAACATATTAGCCCTTTTGATTAATCCTTCCACGCTTGCTGAAACAGCACTTAATGTTTGAATTAACCCCTCTTGTTCTCTTTGTAAATCGTTAATATATTTCTTTATTCCATCTAGAACCGTTTTATCAACGAACATTTGTTGAACCATTTTTTCTAAAGTTTTAAGTCTATAATCTATAACATCTTTATCTCCCATCCTTCATCCTCCTTAAAATATAAAAAAGCACCCGCTATGGATGCTTTGCTATTGATTATTAATTTGTACTTCATTTGCGGTACGTGAAGTTTTAACCTTCTTCCAGTCACCTAATAACAATTGCTCATATGCACCAACAATATTAAGTAACTGGAAGAAGAGCAAAAGCTCTCCTTAATAACGGTATCATTCAATCACTACCATCTGCTGGTTTCGGATTTTATGTGCCGTCATTACGAACCGTTTAGAATTTTAGAAACAACATAGTGAGTCGTGGTTTCCGCCACTTCTCACAATACAAATATAACATGTTTTCCTCAAAACAGTCGGCCCTTTTCCTGCCAAAAAGCGGTCAAAACTCTGCCACTTTTTTTATCCTTCTCATTTCAAACGTTTCCACTTCATTTGTCAGTTCTACCAGAACCCCAAGAAACATCTGATCCAAATTCTTGATTTTCTTTTCAATTAACCAATCTGGATAAGCTAGTTGCTCTAATACTGTTCTATAGTAATCTTGGTTTAACCTTAATGTGTTCGGCTTTTCCCCTTGCTGCAATTGATATTGAACCAATGCTTGTAACAACTCTTCACACATCATCTGTTCCACCTCTCATTTATTCTATATGACTTTTATACGCCATGTGAATATTTTATACCTTCCAATTACCCATATGTTTAATTGTGTGTCATTCACCCAAACGCTGCATCCCTTGTTATCACTGTTTTGATAAGACTTCCTTTTCTCAATTACACAGTACGAAATTTATGGGTAATTAGTAGAAATATAAAAAGAAAAAGCAATGATTAGATTTTAAATCTGCTCATCGCTTTATCCATTGCATCTTGGTTTACTCCTATATACCGTAATGTTACTTTTTCGCTTGAATGGTTAAATATCTCCATTAACAAAGCTATGTTCTTTGTCTGCATGTACATATGATATCCATAGGTCTTCCTTAGTGTATGTGTACCGATTTCATCCAATCCAAACTCTGCAGCTGTACTTTTTAATATTTTATATGCCATACTACGACCAATCGGACGATTTTTCCCTTTCCTACTCTTCAATAAATATTCTCCGATTTCTCTTCCTTCGTTGAACCATCTCAACTCTCTTTTTAAAGATGATGTAATTTGAATACGTTTTTGCTTCCCTGTCTTCATTTCACGCATTGAAATGTGACTTCCTTGTACATCTCCCACCTTCAGTTTTAGAATGTCTCCTATACGTAACCCTGTATTAATCCCCATTACAAACAAAATATAATTACGTGCATTCTTTTCTTTTAAATATTCTTTAATTTGTTGTATTTGCTCTGGATCACGTATAGGCTGGACAAAATTCATGATTCATTCCCTCCAGTTTCTTCAGTTTCATATACTTCTAATCTAAGAGCAAAGGCCAATTTATAAAACGCTCTAGCTTTCACACGTCGATACGTACGTTCACTCATGCCAATTTCGTTATACACCATATAATCGCACACATCTTCGTCTTCTAAATACCGTTTAACTATAATGTCCCTCTGATTTTTTCCAGCTGTACTGTTTCCGAATCGACTTAATGCTTGTTCAACGCGAAATGCCATTTTCTCTAACCATTCTTCACGCTTGCTTTGTTGAATATTAGAGATTGCTACATTTTCTAAAGGTTTTCCCACTGCATATGTAGGTCCATGTTCTCTCATTTCATAAGAAGGCGTGACTTTCATTTCCTTACGCATCATTCCAAATTGCTTATATATACGTACACTTTCCAGAATCCCCTCTAATTTCTCTTGTGTTGCTGCTCTATCTATTTTCGGTAAGAAAGATAATTGTTCCGTCATGTAAAGTCACTCCTCGTTTTTATTTTTGCATTACTTTTGTCTTATAACTCCACGTCTACGCTCATAACGTGGTCCATGAATCCCATTAAATCTTCAATATCACGAGTGCTTAAGTTTTCTATTCGTTTTCTCTTCTGTTTCTTTTCCACTTGCGTAGATTGTTTTTCCCATTCACGTAATTGATCTCTTAGTGCCTTCATTTTCTCCATCCCCCTTACAAAATAAGAAAGAGGACACCATTTCTTAAAACAGCTTGATTGCTGTTCTAAAAATCGGTGTCCTCTAGTTTTCTAGCCGGACTATATTTATTTGATGATGCTCGGTTGTATAAAAAGGTTTCTCCAAGCTTTATCTAGTCTATCTTTCTCTTCCTTTTGTACAGCCTTTGTACGACGAGCAATTGCTTTTCTTAATTTCTTTTTCTTCATCTTAGCCAAAACCTTCACCCCTTCTATTTAAACACCCTTAATGTCCATTTTTGGGCGTTTTAATTAATTTGATACCATTACATTCAAAAATAATTAAAATGTGAATTGTACCTATTTATTAATGGTGACAAAAGGATTATTTTGTTCAGTTTTAGATACTTTCATTAATTTTATCGATAAGCTCATTCAATTCTGATTCAGTTTCCATATCCGCTGTATTATCAGCAATATCTTGTAATTTTGTAGATAGGGCTTAATAAAAAATCAGTTGATGCTTTCATTTCCCTCTCCTTCTTGAATAAAAATCAATATCCCGTCAATACTAATACTGGACTACCTTCCCTAGATAACTTCCAACAAGTTTTTGAGCAGTTAGCTTTTGCTAACTGCTTTTTAGTACAAGCACCTATTTATCAACAGGTACATAAACTATTTCGAACCTTACTGTTTGACTCATTTAATTGTTCATGACTCACAAACATAACATAATGAATGACGTCATTTTATAAAACGAGCACTCTGGCACAAGTGCTCGTTTTATTTTGTTGATTTTCTATAAAATAAAATTTTAATTATAAAAGCACTCATTGAATAAATAACGCATATACATTGTAATTGGATAGGTCTTTTGTATTAACATCGTATTAGGAGGAGCGCTCTGGTCAAGCGCTTCTCTTTTTTACAAAATGAAATTTTTATATTAATCTTCCTCAAGTTCCGTAACAGTTATATAATTTCTAGCATTCTTCCGTTCCACTACTCGTCTCTTGTATGCTGGTGTCTTATAGAATTTAACAGTTTCAAGACGTACGCCCATATGTTGAGCGCATTGCAATATGGTCCCGACACATACGAATGATTCACCTTTATAAACGGCGTACTTCTTTACCTTCACTGTTCATTCCCCTTTCAAATAACTATTTTGTTCAAAATTAATAAATGTTGTTTTTATAATTAGATACAGCCTTATTTACTCGTCTTGTTGTTTGTGCATCTCGGTAAAATGTCATGTCTTTATATTGACGAGGTTTTGAATTATCTGGATCTAAATCCTGACAACCTTCACGATTTAATTGATGTTGAAATCTTTCTTCTGGGCACCATTTCAAGCCGCCCCACGATACCCATTCGCTATCCGAAACAGTTACTTTTTCCACGCCATCAAGTTCGCCTTCTTGTTTTAATAACCATAGATATTCATCAAACTGCATTTCCCATGGTTTATATGAATTTCCAAACATCATTACACGATCCTCTGAAAACTGCACTCGTATAATTTTATTAGCTTGTCTTCTAGCCATTTCTCATTCTCCTTTTCTATTCAAATAACACTTTGGTTAAAAACTTACTTAGTCATATTGTGCATTTTGAAAAGATGAACAAACGCTTTAGCATCCCTTTCTGTAATACCAATAGAATGTAATTCTCCGTTCATTTTGAACCAAAGGAGAATCACTCCATTTTCATTTACATTTAGTTCATACTCAAAATTATCAACGTACATGACCATTCCCCTTTTCGATTAAAATAACGCTTTTGTTTAGTTTTACTCTTCAAAACTTCATCATACAAACTCATAAAAGTAGTTTATTTATTGCTTGTCTGCAACTTAATATCTGGAATAATTTCTTCCGGTCTAAACAGTACTTTGTAATGGTATGCATCTTCGTACTTAGCATCTGTTTGTTCTATGAAGTAACTTACATTATCACTTAATCCAAGGTAATGTTTCTTATATTTACCATCACCATTCTTGCAAGTTACAGTTATCTTCTTCCCGTCACCAGCGTCTAAAGCGCATAATCCCTCAATACTTAAAAGGTATTTATCAGTTATACCATTGAAGAACACTACTCTTCGTTGAACCTCAAATGAATCAGCTGATTTAGATAAATTGTGTGAAACTGTATCTGCTTCTGTACTACAACCTGCTAAACCCGTTATTGCCATAATAGACATTAAACCTGCAATTATTTTCTTTTTCATTTTCCGCTCCCCATTTCTTATAAAATTCAAATTTTATCGCTTAAACTTAACGGTAGATGTTGTTTGTGTATGAGACACTTTTCCATCTATCCAATGGACAACTTGTTGTCCATATCTGCTTTCTGGCGGTTTTAAAAAAATGATTTTCCCATCTTCCACAATGTAGATGCCATTTGTTTTCATGTCTATTTCACTTTTCATTTATGTCCGTTCTCCTTTGCATATGTTCGTCTATTACACGAAATACAAGAGCTCTCTTGATGAAAAACACCCTTAATCTAGCTCCATAATTTCTTTCAACGTTCGATTGGACACATATACTTTAATGATTTGAATTCTCCCGTATGTTTCTACTGCTTTTTCTTTTGCTTCAGCCTCTGTATTCACTTCAAACCAACGTAACTTCTGCTTTTCATCTCGGTCAAAAAATTCTACTGCGTAAGTTGGTGTAACTAACTGGTTGGAAAGAAACTGTTCAGAAGTACTATGTGCTGCATAATCCATGCTTCCTACGATATCTTCCAAAGTTAATTGTTTCATGTTCCTAACCCCATTCTCACAAAGTGATTGATTTCTCCTTTTTACCGTCTATAACTTTCTCCTTCGACTTCAACCAAATAATCCCTTGCCATCCCTAGCAATCTATCAGCAGCTGCAAAACCGATTTTTTCAGGTAAGGTATACTCATCTTCATTCGAACTAAAAATAATCGGCGCTTTCCGCTTGTAACGCTCATTAATGATTTCGTAATACATTTCTTCGCGAGATTCCGTATGTTTACTCTTACCTAGATCATCCCAAACCAGCACATCTGCATACTCTATGACTGTATGGAGCTTTTCAAAGTACTCCTTTTTATCATCTCGCTTGGCTGACATAATCTCTGTCATAAAAGTGACATCACTTATACAAACTACTCTGCACCCTCTCGGCTGTGCATTTACAATGTCTTTATTTACAGTTTGAATATTTTGTATCACCCACCTAGCAGCCGCTATCTGGAGATGTGTTTTTCCTAATCCATAATTGTTATGAAGCTTCATTTTTTCAACCCGTTCATTGATGGATAAGGATTTTAATCTTGCTTCGCCATATGTAGCAATATACCCAAAGCTATTACGTGTCGTACTTCTAATTTCATTGAATTTCTTTAAGTATTCCATCATGCTGTTAAACATCTTCTTTTGCATATCAGTATTGCGTATATAATTTTTGAATCGTGCTTCTTCAAATTCTTCTGGTATCATTGCATTTTTTAATCTTGCCATTTCAGATTTTTTCTTTTGGCAATCACACACTCTCCCTGTCCATCCATCTAAAATCATTCCCGTTCCACTACATAATGAACAGGTATCATCAGGCATCTTCCCCGAGCCATTCAACGTTATTTTCATATTCTTTTTGTGATTCTGCCCGTTCTTCGTCAGTAAGTTCTCTCCATTTTCTTGTTGGCTCTGGCAGTTTTTCATAGCCCTCTTTTGCAAATCTGCCATGACTTCCGCTATGCTTGCGAATCTGCTCATTTTTCTTCACCTCATGGTCTTCTTTCGCTTCAATCACTAGCCTGTCCCATTGCTTTCTTAACTTACTAGGTGACAAGATATTCTTTTTCCAGAAGGAATGATTCTGGGACCATTCCAAGAGATAAACAATTTGTTTATTTGTTTTCTTATCTCGTTCGCGAATTAAACGTAATTCATTGGCCCACTTCTCAAAGCTTGGTTCTTTATGATTTGGGTTAGTATCTAAAATCAATTGAAATAGTAATTTAGCATGCTCCATGTCGCAAGTTTCAAACTTGTGACGAGAAGTCTTTTTATTTGTAGTAATCTCTGTAGTATTCTCTGTAGTAATCTTTGTATTTGTCCCACGTTTCAATGTGGGAGCCTCCTCCGTTTTAATGCGGGAGCCTCTCTCGTTATAATGTGGGAGGGTGTCGCATTCTGATGTGATAGGGTCTTGATATAAAATAGATATTTTTTCAATACTCTCCACGATTGGTTCTACATACATCACGTTGTTATGCCTAATTCCGTTAACTATGATCGTACGAAATTCAATCGTGATTAATTCTCTTTTCACTAAGTATTTACACGCTTCTAATACTTGTCGTTTGGTAAAACCAAATGAATCAGCTAATTGTTGATAACTTTTTTGAAGTTTGTCTGCTTTAAATTTTTGTTTATACTGGATTTCATTCGTTCTTTCATTCTTTATTTCTGTTGGTTTATACCAATAAAAAATCTCGCTAAGTATTGTAATTGCAACCATATAGGGCTTCCCATTTTCTAAAGTGAGGTACTTAAACCACCCCTGATCTAAGGTGTTACCTTGGAGGTTTATTCTTGCGACTTTCAGCACATTGATATTCATCCTCGTCACCCTTCTCTAGCTAACAATCTTTCTAGATATTTTTAATCTCCAGTTATTTCATATTTCTCAACCAAATAGATTGAATAATCTCTCTTTTCAATCTTTTATTTTTCATTTCTTTCTGTTAAAATCATGATTAAATCGTATTCTTTCACGAATTACCCTTTCTCTTGACCTGTGAAAACAGGTCTTTTTTTGCATCTTTTACGCAACATGTGTTATGATGAACAACACATATGTTTTTATTAGATCACCAGCCCCAACTGGTGGTTTCTCTTTATCATCCTTTTCCCTAAGAAAAAGGATTTTTGTTTCATTGGCTTATAATTTGGATTCATTTTTAAAAATGCACGTGTCTTTTTCGTATGAACAGTAGATTTTTTCATCTCTAATTTCACAGCAATCTCCTGTTCTGTAAAACCATACCCAACATGCATAATAATTGTTTTTTCCTCTTCTTCCAGTACACTTGTGACTTCCTGAATTCCTACTGACACCATTACTTCTTCTTCCACATTAATTGGTGATACAGCATAAAACCCATTTTCTGCTTCCTCCTCTCGATGCAAATCAATCGAATGAATATTCATTTTATTCCTGTCCTCATGACTCACTCGTCTGCTGATTTTAAAAGGTGTTCCTTTCAAGTGAAGCTCATCACTCATTGCCCATTTCATGCCTTTCATCACGTATGCATTGAATGTATCTACTCTCTCTGGATCAGCTTTCACACAATGTTCCCATAAATAAAGATGACCAACTTGAATTAAATCATCCAACTCCATATTGTTCATTTCTGCAATCTGTCCAGCTCTTGCGATACTTCCAAATTGTTGCTTAATCGCTGCAAATACTAAATATTGTTTTTCTTCAAATAATTCTTCTGCTGTCATTTTCTTTGCCATCCTTTCTTGTTTTTTAGTTATAATAGTTTGCTATACAATGCACCCTCTCCACGGCTGAAGCATTAATCCCTCTACTTCTTAAATGTTCTACAATTCCCAAAATGCTTTTACGATCCTGTTCAAGTTGGTTATCATATTTTTCTTTCTCACGGTATAGCGCTATAAGCTCTCTTCGAGCCAATCGTGCTTCTTTAATCCAAGTGCAAAGTAAAAATGGATCATTCTTTTGAATCGCCTCTACTTGTTTCTTTTCACAATGCTGTAAAAATTCATCTAGTATTTGTTTTTTCTGTACATCTTTCTTTAAAACTGATAACGTCATAGCGCTTTCTCCCCTCAAATTCATTCCACATCTTTTGTAAATTCTTTGATTGGCTTATCTAATGCATACACAGCCACAAGAAATCCGCAGATTAGAAATCCAGTGATACATACTGAAAAAACACTTTCTTCCATCATGGTTATCTTCCCCTTTCGTCTTGTTCTACATCTCAGAGAACTTGATTTGAGAGTTTACTACATTGATTGTTTCACTCAAAACGATTGGCAACGTGTACTCTCCAACAATCTTTGTTGCTAATTCTAAATGACCACGTTTAATTGCTTTATGGCTTGTTACTCCGAATTCACGGTATAGCTGATTATAGATATCACGGTAGACCTTACCTCTAATCCCCGCATGTTGGTACGCATTAGACTGTTTACCACCTAATAGCGTAACGCCATGACGCTTGACTGCATTGGATATTTCATCACATTCTACTGCAAATAATGGAGCGTTTTCTCGTAAGTCTTTGACATCTGATTTGATGTGCTGAAGCTCTTGCTTTTGCCCTTCTAACGCTTCGAAAGTAAGTTTTAGAATACTCATGGGATCTGTCGGAACTTGTTGCTGTTTTTTTATGTATTCTTTCATACGTTTAAATTCTTTTATAAATCGAATTTTTGTTTGCACTGCTTCTTTCGTGTTATAGCCGAAAACAACCAATGTAAAAGCTTCCTCTGTTAAGTTGTACTTAGGATACATTCGACCGCGTTCATTTGTGTAAGTTGACTCTCCAAAATTGGCGAGTGAGAATTCTTGACCTGCATAATCCATTTGAGTGCGAATGTCGCGAAGAACTTTGTCATGTTCTTTTCCAAACATTTCAGCGACCATCAAGCTATCCGTTACTACCTCACCATTATCTTCAAATACTAATTCGTTACGTGACGGTTGCTCGTTTGATACTGTTAATTGATCCATATAAAACCCTCCTTATTTTTTATAATGCCTGCTTGTCCAGCCTATGCACTTGGAATGACTCGTATTGAGTTCGTATGACGATGTACTAAATGTAATTCATCATCTACTTTTTTAAAGATTAGCCAATTATCAGGATTTAAATTATATGAATTGATATGTATCTTCTCTCTCTTGGTTGGTCTTTTACCGTTTTTCACTTATTTCTCCTCCCCTATTTCGCAAACAGCTCGTCCACAGTTGTTTTAAAATACTTTGCTAGTTTCTGTGCTTCTTTTAAAGTGAAGTCACTTTTGCCGTGTTCTTTAGCAAAATATGTTCTCGGTGCAATATGAATTAAATTTGCCGCTTTCTCTTGTGTCAGACGTTGTTCTTTTCTAGCGATGAATAGGTTTTTGTGCATAAGTATCGCTCCTTTCTAATTAATAAATTGTCCCTTCTTTCACTTTAATTAGTTTGCATTTTGTAAACTTATACTCAAAAAAAATAAATGATTTAAAGTTTACTTTTTGTCACTTCGTTACAAGATAATTTCTCTTTCTTAAAAAATTCATTAATTGGTATACCGAAGAATTCAGACATACAATATAAAACCTTTTTTCCAGGCTGACCTTTTCCACTTAAGTATAAAGATACTGTAGATGGAGCCAATTTGAGGGCACGTGCAAATTCAACTTGTCTCATATTGTTATCTTTAATTAATTTTAATAATTTTTCATTATCTAGCTTCATTCTTACTATCACCTCTTTTTCTATTACAATTATGATGTTAACACAAAGTTTTATTTTTGCAAACATTTTTACACTTTCTTTTTTTAATCATTTTGTAAGTCTTTTAAAAAGTTTGTAATTGACAAACTTTTATTTTAAACTAAACATATACAAGTTTTCTTTCTTATTTTAACAATGGATACGTATAATCCCAATGTTTACGGGACTTTTGCGCATAATGAGTTTTAAAAGAATAAAAAGAAGTTATATAGCGTTCAATAGATTTTCAAATTCAGAATAAAGGCGGGTTTTCAAATGCTCGGAGACAGAGTTAAAAAAATGAGGATAGCTAAAGGATGGAATCAAGATGAGCTTGGAGAAAGGGTTGGTGTAAAAAAATCCACAATCTCGCTTATCGAAAATAACCGTAGAGGTAGAGGGGAGCGTTCCGTTTCAAAATTTGCTGAGGTGTTTGGTTGTACATCTGATTATTTATTGGGCTTCTCTGACGATCCTCGCTTAGATACCCATCAACATACAAGACTCAAAAAGAATTTGATATTTTATATAAAAAACTGAAACAAAAAACACCTCAAGAGCAAGATATGTACCTTAGAATGATGCGTGCAGCTTTAGGGGAAGGGGAAATCCCCAAATAATAAGCTAATATTTATCAACAATTACTTGAGGATGTCAACTTAATTTCTTTTTTTATTTTTTCAATATTTTCTTTCACACTTTTATCATGTGTTTGTTCGCTTTTAATTAAAGTTTCCCATAAAATTCTAGCCGCACTATCTTTAAACAT